AACTCGTTCAACTTTATTACGAAGAGGATATAGACCCTGAGGGAAGGGGATATCAAAACCTTATGAGGATGATGATGGACGATGGAATTTTTAAGTATTTACCAAAAACAGATAATTCATGGGTTTACTTTCTCACCCCATTTATGAAACTAACGAGAAAAGAAAAAAGACGATTTAAAAAAACAAAAAACTAATTAAAACAAATAAAAAATGAGCAAAGAAAAAAATGACATTACAAAGATGGAGTTTTTGTTGACGTTAAACGACAACATTATTGTCCAAAGGTATTATAACGTAAAAGGTTATAATGAAGACACTAAGAACAGTTTAGAACTCTATTATGTAGTCGGTGAGATTGAAGAAAAAATCCACAAAGGGTTAAAAATGAACACCGTTTCTTATATGTTGGAAAATCAATATCAGATTATATCTGACCCTAATATCATGGAAACATCCATGACAGATGATGATGAAAACTTTAATATTTTTATTAAAGTTAATGATTCCGTCATATTCCACAGGTCTTGGAATGGAAAAATTTACCCACCAAAAGTAAGGTATACTGTCGATGTGCGTCCCCATTTGAAGGGTATCTTAAAATCACTCACAGAAGTGTTCTCCACTGACAAATTGACATGCGAATTTATGGATTATAAGTTGGGTTAAGCATATTTATTTAAACAGTCAAATACTAAAACTAATCAGCATGTCAAAGGAAAAAAATTTTGGATATCTCGGAAACACATTTCAAATACAATTGCTCAATAACATTATCCTTTATAAGGATTTTGCAGCATCAATTGTTGATGTAATCGAGCCAAAATACTTTGACAACCAATACTTTAAGTTGGTGATGCAAATTGTTAAGGAGTATTACATAAAATATGAACACACTCCATCATACAACACTTTGGAACAACTTGTAAAATCTGAAGTTTCATCACCGATGGCTCAGAAGATGGTATTGGACATGGTTGACCAAATTAAAGATGCACCCGCTGAAGGTGAAACCTTTGTTCAAGAAAAGGCTTTGAAATTCTGTAAACAACAAGAATTACAAAAAGTTATGGTTAAAGCTCAGAAAATCATAGATAAAGGTGATTTTGAAAGCTACGACCATCTTGAAGAAATGGTTCGAGAAGCGCTTCAAGTTGGTGAAGTCGACACAGGAACGGCTGACGTTTTTTCTAATTTGGATGATGTATTGGAGGAAGATTTTAGACACCCAATTCCAATGGGTATCCCCGGTATTGATAACCTTTTAAAAGGTGGAATAGCAAAAGGAGAGTTGGGTGTTGTCTTAGCACCGACAGGTGTTGGTAAGTCAACACTATTGACTAAAATCGCAAACCATGCATTTAATTTGGGATATAATGTTCTTCAAATATTTTTTGAAGACAACCCCAAAATTATTCAGAGAAAACACTTCACATTATGGACCGGAATTGCACCTGATTTATTATCAATGCATAAAGATAAAGTCTTGGCAAAAGTTAAAGACATTCAGGAAAATTCACCCAATAAACTTATCTTAAAAAAGTTACCATCTGACACTTTGACTATGAATCAAATTAAGAATCAGATTCGTAAAATGATGGCGGAAGGAACTAAGATAGATATGGTTGTTTTGGACTACATTGATTGTGTGGTTCCCGACAAAAATTTGGGTGATGAATGGAAAAGTGAAGGTTCCGTTATGAGAAGTTATGAGGCTATGAATCATGAACTTAATTTAGTAGGTTGGACTGCAACTCAAGGTAACAGAAACTCAATCTCTTCTGAGGTTGTTACGACAGACCAAATGGGAGGGTCTATCAAAAAGGCTCAAGTTGGTCACGTAATTATATCTGTTGCCAAATCTCTACAACAAAAGGAGATGAACCTTGCAACCATCGCAATTACCAAATCTCGTATAGGTAAAGACGGTGTTGTTTTTGAAAACTGTAAGTTTGATAATGAGATGTTGGAAATTGATACAGAACAAAGTGTTACTTTCTTAGGTCTCGAAGAACAGAAAGAAGAAAGAAACAGAGAAAGGATTAGAGAACTTTTGGAAAAGAGAAAGGAGAAGGAAAGTAGATAATAAACCCCACAAATTTATTTTAAAATGGAAGATTTATATAATAATAATGAGAGCGATATACGCTATGTCGTAAAAAGAACTGGTACAAAAGTACCATTTGAGGTTGAGAAAATTGAAATGGCGGTCTTAAAGGCTATGCATAGTATTGATGCGGTTGATGATGAGATGGCCGAAAAGATTGCAAGAATTTCCGCAAAGGCTTTGTTTAGAAATAACAAAGACCGTATCCCCCATGTTGACGATGTTCACGACATGGTTGAAAACAAATTGATGGATAATGGTTTAAATGATGTGGCAAAAGAATATATCTTGTACAGAGCAAAGAGAAGAAGAAATATCTTTGCAAAAAGAACCAATTTAAAACCGTATGAATATCCAAACCTAAATGAGTATGTTGATGCTATCAGACATTCTTATTGGGTACATACAGAGTTTAATTTTACTTCAGATATTCAAGATTTTAAGGTTCATTTGAATGAGGCTGAAAAGTCTGCGGTTGAACGAGCAATGCTAGCTATTTCACAAATTGAAATTGCGGTTAAAACATTTTGGGGAGACATCTATAAGAGAATGCCAAAACCTGAGATTGGAAATGTTGGGGCAACATTTGCCGAGTCTGAAGTAAGACACGCGGACGCATACTCTCACCTGATTCAATTGTTAGGGTTAAACTCAGAATTTGAAAACTTGTTACAAGTTCCCGCTATTCGAAGAAGAATTAAGTATTTGGAAAAAGCAATTACAAATTCAAAGTCAGTTGAAAACAAAGAATATTTTGAATCGGTCGTACTTTTCTCAATGTTTATTGAGAACGTATCATTATTCTCTCAGTTCTTGGTTATTATGTCATTTAACAAACACAAGAATATGTTAAAAGGTATTAGTAATGCTGTTGAAGCAACTTCAAAAGAAGAAAATATCCATGCAGAATTTGGGTTTGATTTGGTAAATCTAATCAAAGAAGAAAACCCTGAGTGGTGGACAGATGAATTGGTAGAAGACTTAATCATCTCAACTGAAGAAGCTTATGAGGCCGAAGTGGAAGTTGTAAACTGGATATTTGAAAAGGGGGATATGGACTTTCTTACTAAAAAACAAACATTGGAGTTTATTAAAAATAGATTTAATCTATCTTTAAACTCTATTGGTATTGATAATATCTTTGAAATTAACGATACTATATTAGAAACAACAGAATGGTTTGACGACGAAATTCTAACTACAAAACATACAGATTTCTTTAATAAGAGAAGTATTAATTACAGTAAGAAAGCGAAGTCAATCACATCAAACGATTTATTTTAATAACGATATAAAAAGAAAATGGAAAATAGAGAAGCATTTAATTGGATTAATGAAGAGTCAATTACCTTCCTTCGTAGAGGGTATTTGAGTGAAGGGGAAGAACCTTTGGAAAGAATTAGAACTATTGCCGACCACGCAGAAAAACTTTTGGGTATGGACGGGTTTGCAGATAAGTTCTTTGACTATATGGGTAAGGGGTGGTATTCATTATCATCTCCTGTATGGGCAAACTTTGGTAAAAAAAGAGGACTACCTGTAAGTTGTTTTGGTTCTAATATTGGAGATAATATTGAATCAATTCTATATACACAAGCCGAAGTCGGTGAGATGAGTAAGATGGGTGGTGGTACCTCAGGTTACTTTGGTAATATTAGAGGGCGTGGTGCCGAGATTACAGATAACGGACATGCACCTGGTTCAGTTCATTTTATGAATTTGTTTGAAAGTGTTGTGGATAACATTTCACAAGGAGCAACACGTAGAGGTAGATTCTCACCGTACCTACCAGTCGAACATCCAGATATCATGGAGTTTTTGGAAATAGGGACAGAAGGTTTTCCAATTCAAGATTTAACTCACGCGGTTACAGTTACTGACGAGTTTATGAATGAAATGATTGAAGGAGACACCGACAAAAGAGCAATTTGGGCAAAAGTCATCCAAAGAAGAGGTGAGATTGGTTATCCATATATCATGTTCACAGATACTATGAATAACAAATCACCTGAAGTTTATCAGGATAAGGGTGCCAAAATTTATAATTCTAATCTTTGTTCTGAAATTGCTTTACATAACTCTGAAGAAGAATCGTTTGTATGTGTATTATCATCTATGAACTTACTTCACTATGATGAATGGAAAGATACAGATGCGGTTGAGATTATGACTTATTTCTTGGATGCAGTTGTTACTGAATTTTTAACTAAGATTGAAGATTTGAGGG